CCTGACCTTCTTGCACAGGTTTCTCGTGCTCGTCTTTGGCTCGTGGAGTCTTCCGACCCCTAGAGCTATCGCCGTAAACACGATTGACTGTACCGGAAAGGTGAGCGCAGAGCCTTGAGTTGAGAACTTCCTCAGCTTGTGATGGCTGGGTTGCTTCTTGTCGATCCCGTTATAAAGATAGCGGGTACGGCTGTCCCTCATAGCTTCTAGCAGGATTAGATTCCTGCGGAAGATACGCTGAACAAGCTGAGTCGACAAGCGGTCCGACGCCGACTTTAGGTCGATCGTCGCGTACCTCCCATCAAGGCTCCCGAGGCGCGCGTACTCCTGGTTAGCCGTCTGGTCGTTAAACCGGATGACTTCCCCAAGATACGTGCTTTCTACCCGTTTGTACAGGAAATCCCGTACACATTGCTGCGTCCATTGATGGCAGGTCGGTTCCGAGGCGATGAGCCTCGGTCCCTTCTGCGTCTTTGGGACAGCGATGAGCTTTGAATGCCACTCTTTTAGTGTGACATCAATGCCATCGGGTTGTAGTCGATCCATAAGGCCGAACTGGGATACCCCAAATCGGTCGAATGGAAAGATGGCCTCAAGTCTAGGGTCCCAACTGGGAAAGTCATACTTATACTTTCCTTTGCTGAGATCCGAAACAACGCCAGGGCCGTGCTTGAAGGAGTACTCGTCTGGATCAAACCAGCCGAGTTCAGCTGCGATCTTGTCAGCTTCTCGCTGAATAGAATCGCACAAAGCGTCTGCCGTTGCAGAGTCGAAATCCTCCACATAGTAGGGGAGGTAGGACCCTGACAACGACCGAAGAGCTCGAGGAAGATAAAGGTCACGAATATGACCGAGATCAGCCACAAGAATCCTATCACCAGAGTCCCATACAGGGCTCGACGGTGGTAAGGCTGCTTCGACATCGTAGAACTCCTTGGTTGCCTCAAAAAGGTACCGAGGGGAGCACTCCCAATCGAGGTTCTTCCCGACGTACAGAAGTGTACGCAAGAAGAAAACATCGTTTGGATCGATGAGCTTTTCCTTCAACACGCCAGAGTCATCAAACAGCCGTGACCATAGCCCCTGAAATAGTTCAGGGATTCTGGTCCCCTTCCTGGTTTTCGTGAGATTACCAGATAAGGAGAGGGTCCCATCGCTCAAGCTTCTATCTAGTTGCTTGCCGATGGCGGGTAAGTCGATCGTAAAGGTCGATTGTCCCCGTGTTTGAGATAAGTGGGCGAGAGTTTCTAAATCTCTGTTCCACATAACCTGGTCGTCAGGATGATAGATGGCGATATCCTTTAGGATCGCGCCAAACAATCCGACGAAGTCGTAGGCTAGGCTTTTAGTCATGGTGATCTCCTATGAGGTACGATTGACACCTAGTGCTATCCGTATAGGGTAGAATGCCCTACTTTGGCTCCCACGTCTTGGAGTTCCGAACCGCCCCATCTCGGGGCAGTCCGGAGATCTCCCGTACTACGAAGGACTGGCTTAGTTCTGCCAGCCCTTCAGATCGGACACGAACCCAGCGACCAATAGGCCGTTGAGTGCCACCTGCAGGTGACCGAGGTCGCTCGCACTAACCGACTTGTCGTTACGAATAACGACATAGGTTGTGTACGAGTACTCCGGAAAACCGCCAGTGGCGAATACCGTGCGAGTCAGTTCGACGTTGTGACGATCGAACTGCACACCATTCTTCTGGATGCCTTCTTTCGAATGCCGGATTTTCACCCGGAACGATTGAGCGGCTTCCTCGAGATAGTACTCCGATCCGTACGAATCCTGGTTGATCCGCGGCAAGTTCTTTGCCACGGCATTGACCGTGATGACGAGGGGGTTAGGGATAGCCATACTATAGACTTCTTTCTTTGTTTCACCGACGGGGCAAGTACTTTGTCCCTAAGGCGGCGAGGATAGACCAGTTCCGCGTGTCCAGATAGGGCACAAATGCGGTTATGACAGGACCACCGACATAGCTGCTTCTGGCTTTTGAAGACCAGAGGCAGTGTTTGTTCTCTGCGAAAGCAGAGTCTGGCTCCGGGGACTGCAACTCGACCTTGTCGAGAGCAGCCACCGACCAGCGCATGATCGCGATGTCGTCGACAACAGTAGCGAGACGGTTCCGGTTCGCAGCGAAATAATCGCCGGCGGTCGAAAACCAGTCAAGCAACCACGTCCAAGGGATAGCATTCCAGATTGTTGACCAATCCGGTTTGTGCCCGAAGACAATGGAGTTGGCGAGTTCACGTTGATCAGCACCAAGTATTCGGAACGTCTCGGCTGTGGGCTTATATCTAACCCGCACCCAGAGACGCTTGCCTACGCTGAAAGTCAGCGTGGCTTTTACCTTTGCTTGGTACAGAGGTCCACAGTAGAAAGCGTTGTCAATCTTAGCAGTGTCGTAATACTGCAGAAGGTCAACGCGACGACGCAGGGAACCGTGAGAAAGCCTTCGGAATTCCTCGGACCGTTTTTCAACGGCATCGACGAACCCTAAGAGCTTCATTAAATCACGGCCCAA